GCTGCGACTTATTAAGTCGTGGCGTCTACAACTACGCTCAGGACGCCAGCACCGATGTGTTGTGCATGTCTTATGCGTTTGATGATGGTGACGTCATTACATGGACGCCTGATCAACCCTTCCCTGATGAGGTGCGACACTTCACCGGTCAGATACGCGCACACAATGCCGCGTTCGAGAGGCTGATATTTTGGTATGTTTTACAAATTAACTTCGATATTACCCAATTCTATTGCACGGCTGCACAAGCCCGTGCGAACTGTGCGCCTGGCTCACTTGAGGACGTAGGTCGCTTCTCAGGCGCTACCATGCGTAAAGACCATCGCGGTAAGCAGCTAATCCGTTTGCTGTCTATACCTCGCGCCGATGGCACGTTCAATAACGACCCTACCTTGATGGCCGAGATGATTGCGTACTGTGAGCAAGACGTTAAGGTCATGCGGACTATCTCTAAAGCTATGCGTAACCTGTCTGACGACGAGCTGTTTGACTACCACGTCAACGAGCGCATCAATGACAAGGGCGTGTTATTAGATAGGCCATTGGCCGACTCTGCTGTGCGCTACGCAAGCGTAGAGCTTGAGGAAATAGAGCGCATCGTGACTGATGTGACTAAGGGTGCGATAACGTCTGTACGCTCCCCGCGTATGCGTGAGTGGGTGCAAGAGCGTGTCGGCCCTGAAGCATTAAAGCTAATGTCTACAATTAAAGAAGGCGAAACGAAAATGTCTATTGACAAGACCGTTCGCGCTAACTTATTACTACTTGCAGAGGAAAACCCTGATGAAGTACCAAACGAAGTCGCGGACGTTATCCAGTGCGCGGACGATTTATGGGCGTCATCGGTTGCGAAGTTCAACCGACTATCTCAACTTGCTGACATCGAGGATCACCGCGTCAGGGGCGCCTTTGTCTTTGCCGGCGGTAGCGCGACTGGCCGTGCATCTAGCTATGGGGCGCAAGTACACAACTTTACGCGCAAGTGTGCTAAAGAGCCTGACGAAGTAAGGCAGGCTATGGTGCGTGGTCATGCTATCGTGCCTAAGTATGGTAAACGTGTGACTGACGTGCTAAAGGGCATGTTGCGTCCTGCGCTAATACCGTCACAAGGCAAGTCGCTAGTGGTAGCAGACTGGAACGCAGTAGAGGCTAGGCTAACCCCTTGGCTATCCAATGACACACGCGCTGAGGAGGTGCTAGATGTATTCAGATCAGGCAGGGACATATATGTACGAGAAGCGGCTGGAATATTTCACTTGCCTGAAGACAAAATCACGTCAGATAAAAGACAGATTGGTAAGGTCGCTATCCTATCTTGCGGCTTCGGTGGTGGAGTTGGTGCTTTTGCCGCTATGGGTCGCAACTACGGTATTATCCTCAACGAATCGGATGCTAAACGCACTGTTGACGCGTGGAGAAGGTCTAATCAATGGGCTGTTAACTATTGGCAAGCGTTAGAGGAAGCCTATACACGGGCGCTGCGTAACAAGGGCAAAGAATTTAGTGCAGGCCGCGTGACATACTTATACGACGGTGTGCATTTATGGTATGCTTTGCCTTCAGGTCGCATACTTTGCTATCCATTTGCAAGGTTAGAACCTGATGGCGTGACTTATGCTAAGGCTTCATGGAAGCCAGCCGCCGATGCTACCGAATGGCCTAGAGCTAGATTATGGAAGGGTCTTGCGTGTGAGAACATTACGCAGGCCGTTGCTAACGATCTACTCCGACATTCATTGAGATTGATTGACGATGTTATTCTTCACGTTCACGACGAGATTGTCGTAGAGACAGATAAACCGGATGAAGTTTTGAAACAAATGAGCGATGTAATGTGTACGCCACCTGACTGGGCTAAGGGATTACCTTTGTCTGTCGAAGCTGGCGTTATGTTGCGTTATGGTAAGTAGATAAAAAAAGACCGCCTTGCAGGGCGGTCTCAACTGGAGTATTGCTATGGATTTCCTCGATTATATCACAAACATTGCGCCCGAAGGCGAAACTATTTTATTGGTAAAGCAAAAGCCTATCCTAGCCGATGGCGCTATCCAATACCATAATGACGGTGCTATGAAGTGTGTTTGGCCTGCCTTTCTACCTGAGCAAGCTAAGATTAAGAAGGCCGATGCGTGGTATGCCAACACCGCCTGCTTTATCATTGACCGCTTTACCGACGGTAAAGTTTCTGCGTCTGCGGCTAATTGTGAGCGCGTAGCGTTCATGGTGCTAGACGACATCGGTACGAAGTCTAAAGTGCCACCGCTTGAGCCGACGTGGATTATTGAAACGTCACCGGACAATTACCAATGGGGCTATACCTTTGCCCTTGATGACCAACCTTTAAAGGGAGATTTTAGTGCTGCGATTAAAGCAATTGCTGACGCTGGCTACACAGATGGCGGTGCAATTAACCCTGTTCGTAACTTTCGTGTGCCTGGCAGCGTCAATCTTAAGCCTGGCCGTGATAGCTTTGCATCGCGCCTTGTAGAGTTACACCCTGAACGTGAGTTCAGTCTGCCTCAAATATGTGTAGCGTTAGACGTTACACCTGCACCGGCTGACACCGCTACGCATACATCGATCCGCCTTAAAGACGATGGCGGTGACGATGTGCTTAGTTGGATGAGCAGTAACGGTATGATTATCACGCCTAAGAACGGTGAGGGCTGGGTAGGTGTCGTGTGTCCTAACAGCATTAGCCATAGCGATGGCAACCCTGAAGCTAGATACAAACCCCTAGACCGTTCATTCTGCTGTTACCATGAGCATTGTCAAGAGCTAGACAGCAAGACCTTCTTATCATGGGTTGCCGATAACGGTGGCCCTAAGCATACTCACGGGCTTCGTGAAGAACTATTGGCGGATGTTATGGAAACGGCCTTATCAAAAATTCAACCCTCTGAGATGTTTACGCACGATGCCGATGACATCATCGCCGAGGTAGAGCGTAAAGAGCTAGGCCGTATAGAGAAGGCAGACTGGTATAAGCGCTTTGCCTATATACAAGAGGACGACGCCTACTTTGACTTGCAAGACCGTAGAGAGGTTAGCCGTTCTACCTTTAACGCCTTGTTCCGCCACATTGATTGCCGTTCTATCCACACCGCAGCGCGAGTGTTGCCGGCTGTATCGTATGACGAGAACCGCCAAACTATGGGTGCTAAGGCCCTAGTGGGTATCACCTATGCGGCTGGCGAAACGGTGCTTGTGTCCCGTGATGGTGAAATATACGGTAATCGCTGGCGCAATGCGCGGCCTGAGAACCTAGTGGCTGGCGACATAACACCGTGGCTAGAGCATGCTAGGACGCTTATACCTAACGAGGACGAGCTAGAGCATATATTTGATGTTATGGCCTATAAGGTGCAACACCCTGAGATTAAGATAAACCATGCTGTCTTACATGGCGGCGATGAAGGTAGCGGTAAAGACACTTTTTGGGCGCCGTTCCTATGGGCTGTCTGTGGCGATAACTTGCGTAATCGTGGGATTATGGACAACAACAGCGTGAACAGCCAATGGGGTTATCAGCTTGAGTCTGAGATCTTAATCATCAATGAGCTAAAAGAGCCGGACGCCTCGGCCCGGCGTCAGCTTGCTAATCAGCTTAAACCTATCATCGCTGCGCCGCCTGAGATGTTGCCTATCAATCGTAAGGGCTTGCACCCCTATATGATGTTAAACCGTGTTTTCGTATTGGCATTTTCTAATGATCCTGTGCCTATCAGCTTGGCCTCGCAAGATCGCCGCTGGTTTTGCGTGTGGAGCCAAGCGCCGCGTATGGAGCCAAGCGAGGCAGCGAAACTATGGCGCTGGTATAAGGCTGGCGGCTTTAGTGCTTGTGCTTCGTGGCTTATGCTACGTGATGTTAGCAAGTTTAACCCTAGCGCGGCCCCTATGTGGACTGAGTTTAAATCTAACCTGGTTGAACATGGCATGAGTATGGCCGAGTCATTCCTGGTTGAGCAAATGCGCGAACGCATAGGCGAGTTTAGCAAAGGCGTCATTGGCAGCCCATTCCATTCTATATGTGATAGGCTGGCCGGATCTGCTCCCTTAGGTGTTAAAGTGCCGCAGGCTGCGCTATTGCATGCGCTTAAGGAAGCCGGCTGGATTGATTGTGGCCGTTTAGCCAGCGCCGAGTATATGAACAAAAAACATATATTCTGCGCTCCAGGCTTTGCTAATTATAGCAAGTCGGATCTGCGGCGCATGGTTGAAGTAAACGATCCACCTAAGATGGTTGTGGTTAAATAGTTTATTTAGTGCTGCATATATAAACTATTAGTTTAGTAGCGTGTAATAAATTAAACTTTATTACATGCTAGACAAAAGAAAAACGGCCTTAGGGCCGTTTCTTTTTTGGGTTGATAGGATTGTGTCAAATATCTAATATGATCGCTATAAGCGCCGCGATTAAGGCCGCAATTGCTATCAGCATACTATGCTGCTGCTTGTAGATCGATTAGCGCTTCATAATCATCGTTTAGCGCGTCATAACGATCTATTAGCGCCGTATGATCAGCGCGTAAGCGCTCCAGCGCTTTATCCAGCGCGTCATATTCTACCGGCAGATCATGATAATCTAACACTTCATGCAGCCGGCCAAGCGCTTCACTATCTGCGCTGGTTATTTCTACATACTCCAGCGCTTCGCGCAGCAATTCATTATCCTGGCGCGATAATTCTATCTGTAAACGGTCTTTTAAATTCATGTTATACACTCCAAAAAATTAGCGCCGGGCTTGTGGGCCTGGCGCTGGTTGATATTATGCTGCTGCCTGTAATGGCGCTGGCAATTCGATCCAGGCGGGCCGGTTTAGGTTTTTATGCAGATCATGGCGCAATGGCATAATTACACCAATGGCATTTTCATTTTCATATCGCACTAAAGCGCTATTGCCTGGGCCATTTTGTAACACGCTGGCCTTGCCGCCATCAATCAATGCGCCGATTTTGTCAAAATCTACTAAATAGGTATTGTTAAAATCATTGCCTTGTATACCGCTCACGCTTTCGGGTATGACGCGGCGATAATCCGGAAAAACTCCGTCAGTAATTGATCCGCTGATAGACTGGCCGGCGCTGGCAAGCGTAACATTGCCGGCGTCTATTGTTATTTCAATATATACGGATTTAGTTTTAACGGCGGCTTCAATCAATGCACGCGGGATTAAGTTTTTAATGCCTGGCGCATTTTCAGCCGGTAAGTTTATACATAATAAACGATGACCATCGGTCGCAGCTGCGATCATGCCATTGGCGCTTGATTCAAAATGCACACCATTAAGATAATAGCGCACGTCGTTTTTAGCAGCGCATAATAGCAGCGCTTTTAATTCATTGGTTTTAATTGTGAATTGCATTTGATTCCCTTTACAATTAGCAGGCTAAAATTAGCCCGTTAGCCTTCGCGCCAAGCAAAGGCTAACAGATAATTCTATGCTGTATATTGCGCCTCTTCTTCTAAATCATAAGCCCAGGTATTTAGCAGATCCAATGTTAAGCCGGCCGTTTCGGTAAACTCTTCTTCGCCATTATTTGAGTTATACCAGCAGGCCATTAAATCATCGCTGCCAAGCCCAATGTAAAGCGTAAATAAATAATCTTCTAGCCATAGGTATACATTGCCGCTGGATTGATTTAATCCTATTTCGCCGAAGCCGGATAGATCCATGCCTAAACGGCTGGCTTCAGTTATTAATAGGCCTGCTTTTCTTAATTCATTGCTGCATAAGTTTTTTGCTATATCCATGATTTACTCCAGTTTATTAGCAGGCGCTTATTGCGCCTGGATTGTTTAATTAGCAATAGATCCGCGCATTAGTTTCAAAATACGCTTCGTAAACTTCTTTTAATACATGCTTAGGTATTTTTCTGTATATATCGCTGTATATATTGGCCCATGATTGTTTATCAGTCTTAGACACAATATCAAAGTTATACACGGGCTTTTTACTATCAATGAATTGATTGCCAATATATCCAGGCGCTTTAGGCTGTAAACAAGCATTTTCTACACTGATAACGGCATTGTATGGATCCAGCATGCCGTTTAATTCATTTAAAGTATATTTATTCATTTTTTACGCTCCCTTAAATTGTTGCGATAAAGATTAAAGATATTAGAATCAGCGCGAAAGACACGGCGCCAAGTATTTCTACGGCGCTTGTCTTTTCTGCTGCTGGCTTATGGTTTTTATAGTCTTTCATGATCATTTTTCTACCCTCTTAAAATAAATTAACCCATCAATATCTGTATATGTTTCAACAAGGCCAATATTTTCAATAATGCCACATTCAGAATTAAGGTTTAAATCTAGACTTTCGCCTTTTTCTAGTGCATATATTAAAGTTTCAGTTTGCATTTTCATGCCCTTTCACATAATCGCGCTAAATCCAGCGCATGAATGAATAATACACCAATAAATTAGATTGTCAAACAATTCTTTACACTATTTGACGTTATTGGCATTTTATTGTCATGGATTGGCAATAGATTGGCAATAGATTGGCAATTGTGGCGGATCGTGCAAAGGCACAAGGCATGCGAGTCTTAGAGCTTTATTGGCAATATTGTCATTTATTATTGGTTATGCTTAGAAAAGTATATATATAAGGTATGTAAAACCATTGGCGCAAATGCCAGCGACTAAAATTGTCATGGCAATATTGCCAATATGACCAATAAATTTACCCGGCGCATTTTGCAGCCAGCATAATTCCAGCACTTAAAATCAAATGACAATATTGCCAATGTTTTCTGAATGACAATATTGCCAATGTTTTCTAAATGACAATATTGCCAATAAAAACTAAATGACAATATTGCCAATGCAGACAGCAGACAGCAGCGAGTAAAAAGCGCATGGCAATGTGGCAATAATGCCAATGCAGACTGCAGACTGCAGACTGCGATCTGCTGCCAGCTGCGCTGCTGCCTGGCTGCGCTGCGTAATACGCGCGGCTGCCTGCTGCATGCTGGATTCTGTTTGCATTTTGATGGGGGGGTAGGGCCTTGGGGGAAGGGCCTTCGTGGACGATGGTGTCAGAAGAAATTTTTATTTTTTATTACACTCAACATTGAGCAACAAGAATCATGGTTTTCTGTATGGCGATATGTATAAAAAAGAGCAAAATGTATACATATACACAATGACGTGTATAAAAAACAGGAGAATTTGAACATGTGGACAACACCAGCAGCTACAGAAATGCGTTTTGGCTTTGAAGTTACTATGTACGTAATGAACAAGTAGTCTAAACATTTGTTTAAACATAGGCGGTTAAGCCGACACTAGAGGATGTAGTAAGTAACGAGTTTTTCGGCTTTCTGCGTTACATGTAATAACTACCCAATCTACGCCCCCTTGACACCAGGCATGTAAACCAATAACATGCGCTAATGACATTCCTATCGATACCTTTTACGCCACGCGAGGTAAAAGCCACCGAATCGCGTTTACAGAAAATATACGACGCAGCCAAGCTGGGTCTGAAGAATGACTCTTTGGCTCTCGCCGCCGGCATGTTGCCGTCCGAGTACCGGCAACTGTGCCAACTAGACCCCGTAGCGGAGATGGCGGCGCAGAAAGGTAAAGCAGACGGTGAGCTGGAGATGGCCCAGGTGCTAATCGCCTCCGCTAAAGAAGGCGACGCTAAGTCGGCGCTGGCTGTGTTGCAGCATGCACACGCATGGACAGCCAAGACTGAGATAAGTGTGGATGTGTACCAAAAGATAAGTATCACTCAGGCGCTACAAGAAGCGCAATCACGTATCGTTGAAGGCACCGTCGTAGACAACCAATAATGCAACTACCTATATATAGCTCGGACGAAGAACAACTCCTCATGTCACGGCTGTGGGATCCGCGTGTTGCGGACGACCCTGAAGCGTTCGTGCTGTTCGCGTTCCCGTGGGGCCAAGCCAACACGCCACTGGCTAAGTTCAAAGGGCCACGTCAGTGGCAGCGCGACGTCTTAAGAACAATCGGCAAGCACATAAAAGAAAACCGTGGGCAGGTCGACATGACGACACTGCGCGAGGCGGTCAGTAGCGGACGGGGTATCGGTAAGTCAGCCCTTGTTAGCTGGCTCATAATGTGGATGTTGACAACAAGGATCGGCTCCAGCGTCGTGGTGTCAGCCAACAGTGAGTCACAACTGCGGTCAGTCACCTGGGGTGAGCTGACTAAATGGCAGGCCATGATAATAAACTCACACTGGTGGGAAATCTCGGCAACTAAGCTGGTGCCAGCGAAATGGGTGTGCGAGCTAGTCGAGCGTGACTTGAAAAAGGGTACGCGGTACTGGGCGGCAGAGGGTAAGCTGTGGTCGGAAGAGAATCCTGACTCATACGCGGGTGTCCACAACCACGACGGGATGATGTTGATATTTGACGAGGCCAGTGGTATACCTGACGCAATATGGTCAGTGGGTGCGGGCTTCTTTACAGAGAACATACTAGACCGGTATTGGTTCGCGTTCAGCAACCCGCGTCGCAACCAAGGCTACTTCTTTGAGTGCTTTAACTCTAAACGGGACTTTTGGCATGGCAGACAAATTGACGCGCGGCAGGTCGAGGACACGGATAAAGCGGTATATGAACAGATTATTGCCGAGTATGGTGAGGACAGTAGCCAGGCGCGGGTCGAGGTTTACGGTGAGTTTCCATCGTCAGGCGAAGACCAGTTTATCAGCCCGACACTCGTTGAGGACGCGTTCAAACGTGAGAGATATAAGGATACGTCTGCGCCTATCGTTATCGGGGTGGATCCCGCGCGAGGAGGTGCCGACAGCACGGTCATCGTTGTCCGTCAAGGGCGGGATATCGTTGCTATTAAGCGCTATCAGGGCGAGGACACAATGACTGTCGTAGGTCGGGTGATCGAGGCAATAGAAGAATACAAACCAGTGATGACCGTCATAGACGAGGGCGGGCTGGGGTACGGCATATTGGACAGGCTAACCGAGCAGCGGTATAAGGTGCGCGGTGTGAACTTTGGGTCACGGGCTAAGAACTCGATAATGTGGGGCAACAAGCGGGCCGAGATGTGGGGTGCGATGCGGGAGTGGTTACGCAGCGCCAGCATACCGGAGGATAGAAAATTAAAATCGGACTTGACAGGCCCGATGAAAAAGCCTAACAGCAGCGGGACGATATTCTTAGAAGGTAAGAAAGAGATGAAGGCCAGGGGCATGGCAAGCCCGGACGCAGCAGACGCGTTATGCGTGACGTTTGCGTTCCCTGTAGCCCATCGTGAATATGTTGACAAAGCTCCCCGTAAGTCGTATGCTACTGGTAGCGGAGCATCAAGTTCATGGATGGGGAGTTAACTATGCCGTTAAAAAAATCACCTAGTAAAGAGGCTTTCCGTGCTAATGTTAAGGCTGAGATAGAAGCTGGTAAAAAGCCAGCGCAAGCTGTGGCCATCGCCTACAGTGTAAAACGTGAATCAACTAAAAAAGGCAAAAAATGAAATTAAAACCTTTCGGTGAACGCATCGTAGTAAAGCAAAAAGAAGAAGAACTAACAACGGCCAGTGGCATTGTACTGGCAAAGCAAGCTGAGAAGAAGTTTGAAGGTGTGATTGTTGCAGCAGGCCAAGGTGCCATATTAGATAATGGTACGGTCAGAGCGATGACAGTTAAAGTAGGTGACACAATACTGTTCGGTGAGTATTCAGGACAGAAATTTAAATACGAAGATGAAAACTATCTTCTTATGAACGAAAAAGATGTTATTGGAGTGATCGATGGATGATATGGTTACTGTAGGGGTTGTCGCAGAAGGCGCTAATAAGCCAAACGACAAAAAAGACATGCTTGCAACGATGCGAAGCCGCTTTACTATGGCGGTTTCTGCGTATTCAGAGAGCCGTGAAGACGAGCTTGATGACTTACGTTTCGAGGCAGGCTCCCCCGACAATCAGTGGCAATGGCCTGCGGACGTACTGGCTACCCGTGGCTCAGTTCAAGGTCAAACCATCAACGCACGACCTTGCTTAACAATCAATAAGTTACCGCAACATGTTCATCAAGTTACTAATGAACAACGCCAAAATCGACCTTCGGTGAAGGTAATCCCTGTGGATGATAACGCTGACGTAGAGGTCGCGGAGATATTTGAGGGTGTAATTAGGCATATTGAATATATTTCAGATGCAGATGTCGCATACGACACAGCATGTGAAAACCAAGTCACCTATGGTGAAGGCTACATCCGTGTACTCACTAAATATTGCGACGACAATTCATTTGACCAAGACCTATACATTGGCCGCATCCGCAATTCCTTTAGTGTTTATATGGATCCTACAATACAAGACCCATGCGGCAGCGATGCTGAGTGGTGTTTTATTACAGAAGACATGACGAAGGCAGAATACGAGCGTCAGTTCCCTGATGCCGCGCCAATTTCGTCCATGATGCAGCAAGGTGTGGGCGATTCCTCACTAAGTCAATGGTTAACTGAAGACACAGTGCGTATTGCTGAGTATTTTTACTACGAGCATACGCCAACCAAGCTAAATCTCTACCAAGGCAACATGAGCGCGGTAGAAGGCAGCCGTGACGACAAAGAATTGAAGGCTTTAGGCTTAAAACCGCTTAAATCACGCATGGCAGACGTTAAAAAGGTCAAATGGCTCAAAACTAACGGCTTTGAAGTGCTAGAAGAACAAGAATGGGCGGGTAAATTTATACCTGTTATCCGTGTTGTAGGTAACGAATACGAAGTTGATGGCCGTTTATACGTGTCAGGCTTAATCCGTAACGCAAAAGACGCGCAACGTATGTACAACTATTGGGTTTCACAAGAAGCCGAGATGTTGGCACTGGCACCAAAAGCGCCATTCATAGGTTACGGCGGTCAATTTGAGGGCTACGAGACACAATGGAAGACAGCCAACACGACCAACTGGCCGTATTTAGAGGTTAACCCTGACGTAACAGACGGTGCTGGTGCGGTATTGCCATTACCTCAACGCGCTCAACCGCCTATGGCGTCTAGCGGTCTATTACAGGCTAAAGCTGGTGCATCTGACGATATTAAGTCCTCAACTGGCCAATACGACTCCAGTTTAGGTGCGACAAGTAACGAACGCTCAGGCCGTGCTATCTTAGCGCGTGAAAAACAAGGCGACACAGGCACATATCACTACGTTGACAATTTAGCGCGTGCTATACGTCACTGTGGACGTCAATTAGTGGACATGATACCTAAAATTTACGATACAGAACGTATTGCTCGTATTATTGGCGTAGATGGCGAAGTAAAACGGGCTAAAATTAACCCGTCACAAGCCGAGCCAGTGAAGAAAATTGTTGATGAGTCAGGCATTGTGATTGAAAAAATCTACAATCCTAGCGTTGGTAAGTACGATGTATGCGTATCTACAGGCCCAAGCTACATGACTAAACGTCAAGAGTCACTTGATGCCATGAGCCAACTATTGCAAGGCAATCCACAACTATGGGCTGTGGCTGGCGATTTATTCGTTAAAAACATGGACTGGCCTGGCGCACAAGAAATGGCTAAACGCTTTGCTAAGACTATTGATCCTAAACTACTAAGCGATGCCGATGAAGACCCAGCATTGCAAGCAGCACAGCAACAACTTGAAGCTATGGGCCAAGAGCTAGACCAATTACACGGCATGTTGCAAAACGTCAGCAAGTCTATGGAAGCGCAAGACTTGGCAATCAAAGAACAAGAGGCTAACATTAAAGCATACGACGCTGAAACTAAACGTATCAGCGCAGTGCAGGCAAGCATGTCACCTGAACAAATCCAAGACATAGTCATGGGTACAGTTCACGGTATGATGGACAGCGGCGACTTAATTGGCGAGATGCCTGGTAGAGAAATGCCTGACGAAACTGCTGAACAGCCTGAAGGCATGATGCCTGAAGAACAAATGCAACCCGAACAACCAATGATGCCGCCTGAAGGAATACAACAATGAAAGCCTGTGACTTTGTAGGAATACTATTCTTAGCTAGGGATGTAGCGCACTCTGTACATCTAAATACTAGAAGCTACTCTAAGCATAAAGCACTACGTGGCTTTTATGACAATGTTATTGACCTGGCAGACAACTTTGCTGAAGCCTACCAAGGCCGCCACGGTTTGATGGGGCCTATATCGCTTCAGTCAGCTAAAAAAACTACAAACATTATTGACTTTTTACAGAATCAATTAGAAGAAATTGAAGCTGATCGTTACAAAATATGCGACGAAACAGATTCTCCCCTACAGAACATAATTGACGAAATTATAGGTCTATACCTATCAACCTTGTATAAATTACGGTTCTTAGCATGACAATAGCTGTTGCCCACTCAACTACGGCTGATGATAGCTTTAGTGCAACCGGTGCAATAGCATGGAACGCTAATCATACTTTAACAGGCGTAGGAACAATGGCTGAACAGAACGCAAATTCTGTGGCCATTACAGGCGGCACGATTACTGTGACTACATTAACTGCCACGTCAGGCATATCAGGCGGAGCGTTTTAATGAATAGCTTTTTTGGTGGCAGTTTTTTTGCGGGTGGGTTTTTTCAGGGTATTATTATTGCAGCACAACAATTATGGGTCGAAATTCGATCCTTTACACAAAGTAGGAGAATTTAGATGGCAACAACATTAAAAGCAATTACCTCGCGCTTAGGGTATCAGCAAATTACTGATTTAAGCGGCGCAACCTTTTTAACAGTACCTGTTAAAAATCTTAGCGGATTAGCAGGTGGGCCTTCAATCGCTCTTATTACGCCTGAAGCTCAAGCAGTACGTTGGCGCGATGATGGTGTAGCTCCTACTTCTACTGTTGGTATGCCACTTGCAGTAGGCGTAACACTACAGTACGATGGTGACTTAACTCAAATTCGTTTTATTGAGCAAGCTGGCGGTGCTAAATTAAACATTAGCTACTACGCATAGGGGTCTAAAATGAACATTACTAATGATGCAGGTAGCCTAGACTCAGGCAAATTCCTTGAGTATATCAAGAAAAATTTAAGCTCAGACGTAGCTCAATTGGTTGCAACTAAAGACGAATTGGCTAAACGCCAAGGCGCACTTTCAGCCGTTGAAGCAACTATTAAAGCTAAAGATGCTGCTGATGCGTACGCATTAAGCAAAAAAGTAGACGCGGATGCTATATTAGAGAAAGCTAAAGAAGCTAAAGCTACGGCTGAAGCATTAGTAGCCGAACTTAAAAATAACGGCGCAGAACTTGAAGCTAGAATTGCGGTAAATGACGCTGAATTAGCGCAACGCGAAAAAGATGTTGCAACACGCGAGAAAAAAGTTCAAGCTAATGCAAATGAGCTTGATGTTCGCTTTGGTGAACTTAAAGCAGAAAATGACAAACTGGATGCCGCAACTGCCGCGCTTGACGCTCGCATTAAAGCATTTCAGGACAGTATTAAGAATATTTAGTTTTAATCCGTATCGGTAAGGTTAACCGAGATTCCGTTAAGGGATAATAAAATGAGTGATGATGTTGAATTAGCGGTAGTACCCGCGCCAGTAGAGGAAGTTACGACAGCTCCTGAAACTGTAGCAAATGACGTAGAAGTGTCGGAAGAAAAGCCAGCAGAAGCAAGCAAGTCATTCTCGCAAGAGGAACTTGATGCTGCAATTGGCAAACGCTTGGCAAGAGAACAACGTAAATGGGAAAGAGAACGTGCTGCACAGGCTTCAACCCCTGCGACGCCTAGAGACCTTCCTGCGCCTGAGCAATTTGATACAGTAGAAGCATACGCCGAAGCATTGGCAGTGCAGAAAGCTGAACAACTGCTCGAGCAAAGAGATCGTCAAAAGCAACAGCGTGAAATCATTGAGTCCTACCACGATAGAGAAGAAGAAGCGAGAGCTAAGTATGATGACTTCGAGCAAGTTGCATACAACCCCAGTGTTCCTATTACTGACGTGATGGCCCAATCCATACAGTCATCTGATGTTGGCCCCGAACTGGCTTATTACCTAGGGACTAATATTAAAGAAGCTGACCGGATTGCTCAGTTACCGCCAATCTTACAAGCTAAAGAAATTGGCCGTCTTGAAGCAAAAATCGCTAATGAGCCGGTAATTAAAAAAACGTCTAGCGCACCAGCCCCAATTGCGCCTGTGACAGCTCGCGGAGGTAACTCTGCCAACTACGATACAACTGACCCACGCTCAATTAAAACAATGAGTACGTCAGAATGGATTGCAGCGGAAAGAGCTAGACAGGTTAAGAAGGCGGAGAGCAACGACAAATATCGCTAATTTTATAAAAAGGAAGTAAAAATGTCTAATTCATTATTAACCATTGACATGATTACTCGTAAATCTCTTGAGATTTTAGAGAATAATCTTGTTCTTACCCGTAACGTAAATCGTGCCTACGATGACAGCTTTGCTGTTGAAGGCGCTAAAATTGGTTCTACATTGCGTATCCGTTTACCAGATCGTGCATTGGTAACTGACGGTGCTGCCTTGCAAGTGCAAGACGACAACGAGCAATACACAACCTTGGCTGTATCTAGCCAAAAACACATTGGTGTTAACTTCACCTCTGCTGAATTAACTATGCAATTAGATGACTTTGCGGAACGTGTACTTAAACCACGCGTATCTCAATTAGCATCTACTATTGACGCTGATGTAGCTAATGCTTACAAAGGTATCTATGCTTCAGTTGGTACACCAGGCACTACACCTGCAACTTCATTAGTATTGTTACAAGCTCAACAAAAATTGAACGAGTATGCAACACCTATGAATGAGCGTTTTGCTACGGTTAACCCTGCGGCTAATGCTGGTTTAGTTGAAGGCATGAAAGGCTTTTTCAATCCTACTAACACTATCTCTCGTCAATTTACTACTGGCATGATGGGTACTGGCGTTTTAGGCTATGACGAAGTTAATATGTCACAATCAATCCTTAATCACACTACAGGCTCACGCGTTGTAGCTGATTCTGCTGCGATTAAAACAACAATTGCTACACAAGGCGCTACTAAGTTAACTATTAAATCGGTTACTAATGCTAAAACATTATTAGTTGGTGATGTGTTCACTGTTGCTGGCGTGTACGCTGTTAACCCACAAACTCGTCAATCTACAGGCTCATTACAACAATTTGTTGTAACTGCGGCGGCTTTATCAGCAGGTACTGAGTTCGTTGATGTTGAAGTTCAACCACCAATGTACACTGCGGCTAATGCACTTGCTACAATTGATGCTTTCCCTCAAGCAGACGCATTAATCACTTATGTTGGTGCAGCTTCAACTAGCTATGCTCAAAACTTAGTGTATAACAAAAATGCTATTACTTTTGCAACGGCTGACTTGTTATTACCACAAGGTGTTGATATGGCTTCACGTCAAGTTCATAACGGTATTTCATTACGTATCGTGCGTCAGTACGATATTAACAATGACCGTTTACCTTGCCGTATTGATGTATTGTACGGTTACTCAACAATCCGCCCACAAATGGCTACCCGTATTTGGGGATAACTAATGGGGCTTCGGCCCCTAGTTTAATTTTTTAGGAGATTTAAGATGACTTATCAAGTTGGTGATGGTAATACAGGTGAAACTTTAACCGTAGGCCGTACAGGTGTACCTGTTCAAATTGGTGGCGCTACTACTGCAACTGTTGGCTTTTATGGTGTTACACCAGCAGCACAACAAGCAACTGTAGCTGCGGGTACTGATGCTGCAACAACCCTAACTTGTGCTAATGCTTGCCGTACAGCATTACGCGCAGTAGGTATAATGGCGTAAGAAATGTCGGTACTCATTGCAACACCTTGCTATGATGGTCAGGTTTGTAGTGAGTACCTTCATTCGCTTTTAAAAGCTACTATTACAGTAGACTTTGAGTTAGCGCTTATTACGGGGGTACATTTTATTGATACCGCGCGTGATATTGCCGCAGCTAAATTGCTTGATTCTAAGCACGAATATTTAATGTTTATTGATTCAGATTTAGGCTGGAATGGTGACGCGATTAATCAATTAATCTCGCACAATAAAGATATAGTAGGCGGCGCTTATCGCATTAAGCACGATACTGAACTTTATCCAGTTGATTATAGAGCCAATGAAACGCAAGACGGGTTGCTACGTGCTAATAGCCTTCCAGGTGGTTTTTTGTGTATCCATAGACGCGTTATTGAACGCATGGCAAGCGCATACCCTAGTTATCAGTTTGTAGTAAAGGATGCGTTTAAACGTATTCCAGCATTATTTAGTAGAGCTTTGTTAGATGACCGCATGGTGTCAGAAGATATAATGTTTTGCAAACGGGCTTCAGCCGCAGGGTTTGACCTTTGGTTAGACCCTACAATAACTTTTGGGCATATAGGCAGTAAAGCCTTTATTGGTAATTTTGCCACCTATTTGGAAGGACAGCAATAATGGTTATCTATTTAAAACACCCTGTTCATGGTACTAAAGTAGCTACTATGATTGAAGAAGCAGAAGCAGATGCACAAAACGGATGGATAGAGTATAATCCTGATACGCCAGCTAAAATTGAAGCTGAAGCGGCTCCCGTCAATACGCTGGATGTCAAACGACGTAGAAAAGAATAAGGAGCCGTATTATGGCCACTACCGCAGGCGATCAAATTAATGGTGCGTTACGCTTACTAGGCATACTAGCCGAAGGCGAGACGCCATCTGCTGCAACCTCACAAGACGCTCTATCCGCGCTAAATCAAATGGTGGACTCGTGGAACACTGAGCGTTTGTCCGTATTCGCTACCCAAGACCAAATTGTGACTTGGATACCTAACACTAAAACACATACTTTAGGGCCGTCAGGCGACACTATAGGCAACCGTCCTATCTTAGTAGACGACGCCTCATACTTCCGTGACCCATCAAGCGGTATATCATTCGGCATCAAACTAATCAATCAACAACAATACGATGGCATTGCTGTTAAGACCGTGACGTCTACTTATCCACAAGTGATGTGGGTAAACATGGAATACCCTAACATTTCAATGACAGTGTATCCAGTGCCAACCAAAGTGTTGGAGTTCCACATTGTATCTGTTCAAGAGTTAACTGCACCTGCTACCTTGGCTACAAACCTTGCGTTTCCTCCAGGCTATCTACGTGCGTTTAAATACAACTTAGCCTGTGAGATTGCACCTGAGTTTGGCGTAGAGCCTTCGCCTACTGTGCAACGAATTGCTATGACAGCTAAACGTGACTTGAAACGTATTAATAATCCTGACGACATTATGTCCATGCCTTATAGCATTGTGGCTACGCGTCAACGCTTTAATATCTTTGCGGGTAACTATTAATGAAAACGCCTATCCTTGGACAATCTTATGTTGCAAGGTCTATAAATGCCGCCGATAATAGGTGCGTAAATCTATTCCCTGAGCAAACACCTGAGAATGGTCTTGAGATAGGCTACCTTAACCGTGCGCCAGGCTTAACTAAGCTAGTCACCATAGGCACAGGGCCTATTCGTGGTCTATGGGCGCATCAAACTAATGGCACCGATGCGTATTGCGTATCAGGCACCGGTTTTTACCGCATCAACACCGACTACACTTACGAATACATTGGTGAAGTAGCAGGCACTGGGCCAGTCACGTTTGCCGATAACGGTACGCAAATATTTATTGCAGCTAACCCTAAAGGGTACATATACAATGAAGTTACAGATGTATTTGCTGAAATTACTGACCTTGACTTTACTGGCGCAGGCACTGTCACCTATCTTGATGGGTATTTCGTGTATAACGAGCCTGACAGCCAAAAGATATGGATTACACAGCTATTAGATGGTACATCTGTCGATCCGCTAGATTTTGCTAGTGCTGAGGGTTCACCCGACGGCGTTGTAGCCGTTAACTCTATCCACCGTGAGCTATGGGTATTCGGTACGGACACGACAGAGGTTTGGTATGACTCCGGTGCTACCGATTTCCCATTGATACCAATTCAAGGTGCGTTTAACGAGACAGGCTGTATCGCACCTTATTCTGTAGCAAAGCTAGATAACTCATTGTTTTGGCTAGGCAACGACCCACGGGGGTTCGGTGTTATTTACAGGTCTAACGGCTACGCATCCCAACGCGTGTCAACACATGCTATCGAATACGCTATCCAAGGCTACACCGACATATCCGACGCTGTGGCTTACACATACCAACAAGAAGGTCATGCGTTTTATGTTATATCGTTCCCTACTGGCAATGCCACATGGGTTTACGATGTCGCTACTGGCGCGTGGCATGAACGTGCATATTTATCTAGCGGTGAATTTTCACGTCATCGTTCAAATTGTCAGTGTAACTTCCAATCTACAACACTTGTGGGCGATTACGCTAATGGTAACATCTACAAATTTGATTTAGACGTTTATGCCGACGACGGGGACGAACAAAAATGGCTACGCTCATGGAGAGCGTTACCTAGCGGTCAAAACAACTTACGACGCACAGCGCAACACAGTCTGCAACTAGAGTCTGAGTCAGGCGTGGGGCTTGTTGTTGGCCAGGGCAATGATCCTCAGGCCATGCTACGTTGGTCTGACGATGGCGGTCACACTTGGTCTAATGAACATTGGAAATCTATGGGGGCGATAGGTCAATATGGCTATCGTACTATTTGGCGGCGTCTAGGCATGACACAAAAGCTACGTGACCGCGTGTATGAGGTATCAGGGACTGACCCAGTTAAAATAGCAATTATGGGCGCTGAGTTACTCATCAGCGGAACTAATGCTTAATTACACCCGTATACCGGCACCTAGGGTTTCACTTGTCGATCCACAGACAGGCATTGTGTCGAACGAATGGTTTAGGTTTTTTAACAACCTGTTTACGATAGCGTACGCTGCCACAGGTAATGTTACACCAGGCACTTACGGCTCCGCGTCAAAAGTGCCGCAGATAACAGTAGACGCATTTGGGGCTATAGTAGGCATATCAGATGTAACGATTGCAATTAACGCAAGTCAAGTTATTTCGGGTATACTTAACGGCATTGGATATACAAACGGCGCAATTACTATAAGTACAATTACTAATTGTACAATTAATAGCACGCCAATTGGTGCAACATCACCGGCAACAGGCACGTTTACAACAGCGACTGCAACTAATTATGTAGGTATTTCAGGGGGCAACTTTTAATGGCTCAATCAGGTTTTACGCCAATACAGATTTATTCTAGTTCAACCACAGGTAATACACCTGCGGCTGGTAATCTATTGAATAGCACTGGCGGCTCTGAATTAGCCATTAATATCTTTGATGGCAAGCTGTTCTACAAGGACAATGCAGGCGCTGTGCAGGTTATTGGCTGGAAAATTGTACCCGTGTCTGCTGGTGGTACAGGCCAAACTAGCTACACAGACGGTCAGCTACTTATTGGTAACTCCACTGGCAACACGCTAACCAAAGCCACGCTAACCGCTGGATCAGGCGTGACCATTACTAATGGCGCTGGTGCTATCACCATTAATGCTACAGGTTCAGGCGGTACGGTTACAAGCGTATCAGGCACTGCACCTGTAAGTGTAGCGACAGGCACTACAACGCCAGTGATTAGTTTAGCTAGTGGTTACGGCGATACTCAAAACCCTTACGCAAGCAAAACAGCAAACTATGTCTTAGCCGCGCCTAATGGTTCTGCGGGCGTACCAACATTTAGGGCGTTAGTGTCTGCGGACATTCCTTCGTTATCTAGTATATACATACCATATACAGGCGCTAGTGCGGCGATAGATTTAAACGCACAAACAGTAGTCAACATAGCCCATTTGGGAATAGGCACTACATCGGTACCTACTATTCTATTAAGAGCCGTTGGCGACAACAATTCAACGTCTCGCATAGCAGTCCGAGGTTATTCTAGCAATGCTAATAGCTCGGCTATACGCATTACTAAATTTAGAGGCACGGTTGCCGCACCGCAAGCACCGCAAAGCGGCGACAGCTTAGGTAAGTTTGAATTTGCAGGTTACGGCACTACATCTTCAGAAGGCTACCCTCAAGCGTCTTTTGAGGGCCTTGCTACCGAAACTTGGGGCGCTATAGCTAGGGGCGCTAAGACGGTAATTAAAGTTACGCCTAACACTACAACAACGCAAGTTGTAGCGGTGACAATCGATCAAAATTCGGCTGCAACATTTGCTAGTTCAGTAACAGCTACATCGTTCAGCGGATCAGGCGCAAGTCTTACTTCAATACCTAACAGCGCGTTAGTTAACAGCACTATCTCAGGCGTAGCGCTTGGAGGCAGTCTGTTCAATCTGACTGCTGGTACAGGCGTGTCGTTTAGCGCTGGCACAACCTATAACGGTTCTACTGCAATTACCATTAATGCCACAGGCACTGGCGGTACAGTCACAAGCGTTGCAGCCTTAACTCTAGGCACGTCAGGCACTGACTTAAGCTCAACCGTTGCTAACGGCACCACAACGCCTGTCATTACATTGAACGTGCCAACGGCATCTGCGACTAATCGCGGTGCATTGAGCGCTGCGGACTGGACGACATTTAACAATAAACAACCTGCAGGCACGTATGTAACTAATCTTACTGGCCCAATCACCTCAGTTGGTAATGCCACTAGCATAGCGAGCCAAACAGGTACAGGCACTAAGTTTGTAGTAGATAATACACCTACATTAATTACGCCAGTCTTAGGTGTGGCTACAGCTACTAGCATTAACAAGATGGCGATTACTGCACCTGCCACATCAAGCACATTAGCAGTAGCAGATAGCAAGACTTTCACCGCAAGTAATACATTGACACTAGCTGGTACTGACAGCACAACAATGACGTTCCCTACAACGTCTGCTACAATTGCTAGGACAGATGCAGCGCAGACATTTACAGGCGACCAAAAATTTATTAATAGAATAGCTGTAGGAACATCAACAATTACTGGAATTATTAATGCAACGGGGGGGAATGGCGCGGCATATATAGATATAAATAACAGCTCTAGTGGAAATTTATTTCAAATTGAAAATAATAGCGGCGCGCACAATATCTATTGTACTGGTGCAATCCCTTTTAATATATATGTCAACGGTACATTAAGAACTGTAATTGATGCTAATGGTGGACTTAAAACTCAAAACACCATTGGCGTGGGCGCAGCCACTCCATCAGCATCAGGCGCAGGTATCACATTCCCTGCCACACAATCAGCCAGTACAGATGCTAATACGCTAGATGACTATGAGGAAGGTACTTGGACACCTACTTTTAATAGCATTACAGGTTCACCAACAGGAATAGCAAGGTATGTAAAAATAGGAAAGCAAGTGACGCTTACGTTTGAACAAGATGGGGGTACATTCACTTGTACAGGCGGTTTAGGAACAATTACTGGTATTCCATTTTTAGGTATTGGAGGTGCTGGTACTGTTAGTGCTTGCGGTACTATAAGCAATACAGTAGTTACCAGTGCTTTAGCTTTGTATAACGCCTCGTCAACTGGAACTATGTATGTTGCGGCTACATTTGCCGCAGCTGCTGGCGTAGGTTTTTCAATAACATATTTCGTTTAATTAACTACGCCATATTAGTGTAGTCGGACACAAAGGAGAAACACAAATGGCATTAACAGAAAATAAAGTAATAGACCAAATCACAGTCACAGAGAACGGCACTATCCTCTACCGTGAGGCTACTCGTATTATTAAAGATGGTGAGCAGATAGCACAAACCTATCATCGTTCTAGCCTAGCCCCAGCAAGTGATTTAACAGACGTACCAGCTAACGTAGTGGCAATTGCTAACGTGGCTTGGACAACGGAAGTGATTAGCGCATATCAATTAACACAAGAATTAAGGATTTAATATGACAACTCTCGTACCTAAATTTCAGCAGACTGGCACAGGCGCAGTCAATCGTGATTTTAATCTTAAAATTAAAGATTATGTAAGCGTTACCGATTTCGGCGCAGTAGGCAACGGTGTAGCTAATGATACGACAGCGTTTAATAATGCTATTGCTTCAGGCAAACAAGTCTATGTGCCAGCAGGTACTTACTTAATTAATGCCACTATTAATAATAAAACAATTATATTTGGCGATGGATCTACTAAATCTATTGTTAAGCCATTTAATACCGCTATTGCGGCTATGACTTATACATACGCTGCAACACAAAGCCCTACGTTTATTTTTTGGTCTTACCATTCAGAAGTGCGTGATTTGGGCTTTTATGGAGAGTCTAAAGTAGGAATAGGATTTACGTTTGGTACTACTGTACCAGCTAATTATGATGCCAATATGGAATTCGCTAACAATGTAAAATTCTACGGCTGTTTCTTTTATGGATTAAATAAAGGTATTCAATTTCCGTTTGGTAACATTGGTTCTGAATTTTATTCATGTGGATTTCAAGGTAATAAATACGGCGTTTATACATTAAATAATAAATTTGGCGGCATAATGCACTCAGGGGGCAAGTATTTCTATGCTGGCGAATTTAGCGCAAATGAGTGCGCCGTATATAGTAATAATGTGGCTGATGGCGGCGGTGCAATTTGCTTTACAGACACTATTTTTGAAACTAATAATATTGCTGTATATAGTTATAACACTGCTAGTAATACAGTTCCGGTTAGTTTTACTAATGTATGGTTTGAAGGTAATGGCGCTGTTGCTAGTTATCCTGCAACTACTATTGACTTATGGACAGGCACAACTTTAACTACGCAAACACTAGCCGCTAGAACAGTTATTATTGATGGCTCTTTAGGGCAGTATAATTTTGATAATTCATTCTTTACAGACACATACGTTAAAGCAACAAATGTTACTGTATTAGCTACTAATTGTAGGTCTGAAAATAGCCTTGGCACTAATGGGTCGCCTTGTACTGTAGATAGCGCTACTTCAAGTATTCAATTAATAAATCCCACTACCGATATTGGATTTGCTAAAGGCGATTATATTTCTGTTTCAGGGTTAGTTCGTAACTTTAGTGAAATATCTAATAGCGCAACAAGGTCAGCAGGAAATCCTTTTAATGTAGCACCTCGTTCAGCAAAACAAAGTCTTTATGGAAATTCTTTAGCGGCTGGGGTTGCTTTTACTTCACCCGAAGTTACATCAGGTACTTTTGCTTTAACAGGCACTTCAGTAGCAGACGGTAGAATTTACTCAACTTGTAATGAATTTACAAGGGCTGCGTTTGCGGACAATGAATTTACTAGGGTTGATACCTCTGCTATCACAACTTCAGCAGGATGGTATGTAGCTACTTTTGACGTAAAGGTAACTGCTGGTGCGCCTTTATTTTTTATTTGGGATAGAAGCGCAAGCCAATTAGCTTCTAGTATAAGCTGCCCTACCTTAAATAAATGGTATTCTTTTGCTGCTGTAGGATATTCTGCTGGATCTCAAGCGTTATTTTTAGATACTACTGGTAGCAACGCAACTTGTACATGGCGTTTATCAGCGTATCAAATACACCGTTTTGCCTCGTATGAAGAAGTGCAAGCCTTCTTAGCTAATGGTGTTTACGCAGACACATCCGTTTACACTGTAGCGTTCTTACCTGCCGTAGCAACTGTACCTGTAGGCACACGATTAGCAGTGAGTGATGCAACCGCTACTACGTTCGCGTCTACGGTAGCAGGTAATGGTGCTAATAAAGTACCTGTATATTCAGATGGCACTAACTGGAAAATAGGATAATGGAAAAACTATTCTCACTGTTTATGAAGTTGTCTAGCCCACGTATTCCTGTACGTGTCGATCTACAAGCGCACTTTGCTACAGGCGCTATCCTGGCCTTTGTAGCATATTATGCTATAGGCTACTGGGCTTTACTGCTTGTATCTATGGTAGCTGGCGCAAAAGAATGGTATGATTACAAGCATCCTGGTCATACCGTAGATTTTTATGATTGGGTAGCCACGGTTTTAGGGGCTATTGTTACACTAGGAGTTATATATGGCACTTAACTTATCCCCTTTAGGCGGCGCAGGCTGGCAGTTCTTTGATAATAATGGTGTGCCTTTAGCAGGCGGCCTATTATATTCTTACGCCGCTGGTACGACTACTCCTCTTGCAACTTACACTACTAGCTCAGGTTCAACAGCTAACTCAAACCCCATCGTATTAGATGCCGCAGGTAGACCGCCTAATGAAATGTGGCTAACTGCTGTCGCATATAAACTTGTGCTAAAAACATCTGTTGGTGTGCAATTATGGTCTATGGACAATATTGCAGGGCTACCTTCAGCAGGTCAACAAGATGATCAAGTAGCTACAGCAAATCAAACAGCGTTTACTGTGGGCTTCTCTTATACCGTGGGCAATAATAGCCTAAGCGTATTGGTCAATGGGTCTAAACAAATTATTACATTAAACTACGTCGAAACCAATAGCACAACTATTACATTTGTAAGCGGTTTAAATGCGGGCGACGTTGTGGAGTTTGTACAGTAATGCCAACAATGTCTCAAGAATGGCTAGACCAAAACCAAGCGAATAAACAACGCTGGTTCTTAGGGCATGCAGAAGCGATAGACTTTATAAACTGTTTCTTTTCTGCGGTTGAGTTGTGGGATGATTTAATTGATAAAGACGTTGAGGTATCGGATGACTTTATTAATACGGTGTTTACAAACTTAATGTTTGTTCTACCGCAAAACAAATGGTTTACCGATAACAGCCAGTATTATGCGCCGTTGATTATGGCGTCAATTAATGGCTTTCTCGATGCCAACGAAATGTGTAAGAGTGATAAAATACACTTACGCAACTTAGCTTTTCATATCCGTAATTTTGGGATAGAGTTGCATATCGCAACTGCTTTCCTACTAGGCGGGTATAAACACATGCGTGAAGTTTCACGCGATATACGCGAGTTTTACGCGTTTGAGTCTTTTGAAGAATGGGAGATTAATCATGGCTGATCCAGTCACCGCCATTGTTGGCGGAGGAAGTGTAGTAAGTGGGGTAATGGGTGCTAAAGCCGCTAAGAGTGCGGCTAGAACACAAGCTGCCTCAGCAGACCGCGCCGCCGATTTACAGCAAGAACAGTTTGAACGCAGCATAGAACTGAACGCCCCATTCCGAGAGGCGGGGCTAACTGCACAAAACAAACTGCTAGACTACATGGGCTTGTCAGAAGGTGCTGGCGGTAAGTACGCTAAAGACTTTAGCATGGCAGACTTCCAACAAGACCCAGGCTATGCGTTCCGTATGTCCGAAGGCATGAAAGCATTAGATCGCACGGCAGCGTCTAGGGGCGGTTTGCTGTCAGGCGCTACTTTACGTGGTGCTACACGGTTTGGACAAGACATGGCGTCACAAGAGTACACCAACGCGTTTAACCGTTATCAAACCAACCGTGCTAACCAGCTAAACCCATTACAAAGTCTAATGGGCGCAGGTCAGACTGCCGCAGGAAATGTAGGCGCGGCAGGACAAAACTACGCTACTAACGCTGGTAACGCTTACATGAACGCCGCTAATGCCCGCGCATCAGGTTACGTTGGCTCAGCTAACGCATGGTCTAACGCATTAGGCGGTGCAGCTAACACGTATAACCAAAATCAAATGATGAACAGATTTTTCCCTCAAGGTGGCAATGCTGCCGCCGTCGGCGGTGTCGGCGCAAACCCTTACTATTCGTCCGTAAGCGGTGGAATGGTTATTTAAAGGATAACTAATTATGGCTATTGATTCAAGTATTGCTTTAGGTGTTAAGCCCATACAGTTAGAATCGCCCATCAATCAGATGGCAAAAATGTATGAGATGCAAAATGCTGTTCAGTCCAATCAACTTAATAAGATGAAGATGGATGAGTACACGCGTGGCGTGGCTGAAGCTGAACAGTTTAAAAATGCACTCGCGCAATCTAATGATGAAACAGCCATTAGAAATGCGTTCTACGCCAAAGGCGATGTCAAGGGATATAACGACTATTTAAAATCCGTAGCAGAACAGAAAAAGCTAGACCTTGAAGCTACAAACTTGGGTTACTCAGGGCAAGAGACGCAAGGTAAAGTAGCTAAACAAAAGCAAGAGTTTGTAGCTCAAGCGTTCCGCAATATAGCGCAAAACCCATCTAATGAGAATATCACCGCATGGGGTCAAGACGCGGTGTTAAATAAACACTTTACGCTTGAACAAGCTAACGGCATTGTTAATCAGTTAACATCAATGCCTGTAGATCAACGCCGGGCATTTTTAGCTAGTCAAGGCGCAAGCGCTGGCGAATTAAAACCAAATATTCAAATGCAAAACTTGGGTGGTACCTCTAACGTATTATCTGTTCCAGCTTTTGGGGGCGCACCTACAACATTAAGTTCAACTAGAATCACCGCAGACCCAGGTCAATTAATGACAGATGCGCGTGAACGTGAGCGTATTAGACAAGGTGATCGTAGAGATGTTGTTGCATCTACGCTTACTGATGCAGCAGGTAATGTAACGCAATATAATAAGTTTGGTGAATTAGTAGGTACTAAGCCAAATGCGGGTAAACCTAGCGCTACGTTTGAAAAAACTAAAGCCGCTAAACAACAATTGGGGTTAGATTTAGATTTAGCAATCAAAGAATTAACAGATGCTACTAAAAAAGGTGGGCTAATTGAAACGGCTACTGGTAGCGGTGCAGGCGCACTTCGTGATATGGGCGCAGGCTTTTTTGGCAGAACTACAGCGGGTGCAGAAGCACTTGGCGCATTACAACCTATCTATGATAAGGTACTTAAAATGGTTCCGCGCTTTGAAGGCCCTCAATCAGATAAAGATACTATATCGTATAATAAAGCCGCCGGTGACTTAGGTAACCCTAACGCACCTACAGGTAAAAAACTTGCCGCAGCTAAAACAATACTTCGCTTAATGAAAGACCGTAAAGCAGAGTTTTTAACCCGTGATTTGGCTGAAGGCGGCGCAATAGCACCTTCGGCTAATCCTGATGTAGACGCATTATTACAAAAATATAGTCAGGAGTAATACTATGGCTACGCTTGATCAATTAAATGCAGCTTTAATAAAAGCTGATGCAGCGGGGAATGTAGATGACGCAAGAGCTTTTGCGGCTGAAATACGCCGCATGCGAAGCGAAACTAGCGCAGCGCCCACTACTGAAGTTAAGCCGGATTCAATACCAGCTAGACAAACACCGGCGACATTAGGTGAAAAAATAGTAGGATCACCTGTAGGTAGATTTGCTTTAGGCGCCGCTGAATTACCTATGGGCGTAGGCAGATTTGTTGAAAATGCCGCAATGGCTGCGGGCGTACCTGGTATTGGCGGCATAGGTAATACGTGGGATAAACTTCAAGCCATGAAACAAAAAGGCATGAACGCGCCGACTGAACTATCTAGCTATGACCCTATGGGTATTGCAAAACGTGCAGGCGGTGAAATGCTGTATAGAGCTGGCGAAGCTGTAGGCTTAGACCCTAGGTCATGGGACATTACAGGTGGAATGGGCGCAACCGTTACGTCAGGTGGCGTATTAAATAAACTTGCGCCTGCGGCTACGTTAGGTAAACAAGTGCTTCAAGGCGCTGGCGTTGGTGCTGGATTAGGCTTAGTCAACCCTAATGCAAAAGATTTAGGTTCTAACGTAGAAAATGCAGCCTTGGGTGCAGCCTTGGGTACAATTATTCCAGTTAGCACCGTTGCCGCAGCTAAGGCTTTAGGCTGGGGATATGACATAGCAACAGGTAAACTTTTCCAAAAACAAGCTGGTAAAATACTTCGTGAAGTAGCAGGAGAAGATGTTAACGCGTTGGCTGCGGCAGGTAGAGCTGCGGCGCCTGAATTAACTGGCGCACAAGCCGCTGCGGGTATTCCTAATACGCAAATACAAGCGCTTGGTGAGTTAGCATCAGGCCGAAACACAGGTAATGTGTTTAGTAAAAAAGCCGCGTTAGCAACGCAGGATGCACAATCAGTATTGAATAACCTTGCTGGCGGCGCTACGCAAGCTGAATCAGCGTTAGCTAGAAAAGGAACTAAAGCGGCATTAGGTACCATAACTACTCCTATGCGTGAAGCTCAACTTAAAGCGGCGGCGCCTTCATTAGACACATCTACTATAACGTCATCTATTGACACTAAATTGGCAGACCCAGCTATAGGGGTAAGCGATGTTAATAAACGCGTCTTAACAGCAGTCAAAAGAAAAATTGAAGACTGGACTGCTAAAAATGGCGGAGTTATAGATCCTGTAGCGTTATATGACATTCGTAAAAATACAGTCGGCGAAGTAATTGATCGATTAATTGATAAGGCCGACCCTAAAGCCTCAGCTAAATACGGCGCAAAACTATTATCTGAAATTAATCCTTTGATTGACGACGCAATTGAAGCGGCTGGTGGAACAGGATGGCGTCAATATCTATCTACTTATTCCGAAGGTCTAAAAGACATTGAACGTCAAAAAATGGCGTCCGTATTAAGTGATTTATACCGTAATAAATCATACGATAAATTCCGCGCTATTATTGAAGGTAATGATACTAAGGCTGTAACTAATATTTTTGGCCCAGGCAATGTGGATATTAAAACACTAATGGGCGATAAAATACTACCTTTACAAAAAATATCTGACGATTTAAAACGTACGTCAGAAATGACAGATTTAGCAAAACAAGGCGCAATTGGATTAAAAGACATACTTAGTAGTGATGCTACAAAATTGCGTTTACCGGCGTTGTTTAGCCGTGTAGCTACAGTAACTAATAAAGTTTTAGATGGGTTAGAATTTAAAGTTAACCGCGCCACATTTGCTGCACTTGAAAAAGGTATGCAATCAGGCAAAAGCATGGCTGATTTGATTAAGTCTTTACCTACCAGTCAACAAGATGATGTATTACGCGCATTAGCTGATCCTAAAGTAGCAAGACAAATTACAATGCAAACATCACGTAATGCCCTTGCGCCTGAACAACAAAATCAAAACGCTTTAGCCCAATAAGGTAGAATAATAATGGACGATCAAACAACACGCCTCAATCGTATAGAAGAAAAGCTGGACAAAGTGTCTGAAGCGATTGTTTCATTGGCCCGCATGGAAGAACGAATGATTACGTTGTTCAAACGCATGGACAACTACGACGACCATCACCGCGCCTTAGAAGGCCGTGTAACTAAGGTCGAAGTGTCGCATGCGTCAGGCGCATGGGTTGAGCGCGTGGTGTGGGTCATAGTTTGCGGTATCATCATGGGGACTTTATACCTTGGTAAATAGCCGTAGTTTGTCTGATTTACATCCTAAAGTCGCTGCTATGTGCAAGGCTTTTATTGAAGAATGTGATAAGAAAGGCATTGACGTACTGATAACATCCACGTATCGTGATGCAGACAGTCAAACAGCGCTCTACAATCAAGGCCGCACAAAGCCTGGCAACATAGTAACTAATGCCAAGGCGGGGCAGTCTTTTCATAATTGGAAAGTCGCGTTTGACTTCTGTCCTATCGTTAACGGCAAATGCCAGTGGAACGATAAGGGCTTGTTTGCAACCTGCGGCGCTATCGCAGAAAGCGTAGGGCTTGAATGGGCTGGTCGATGGACTGGCAAGTTTAAGGAAACGGCGCACTGTCAGTTTACCGGCGGTCTGTCACTACTCGATTTTCAAAAGGGGAAGACAATATGAAAGCATATCTAATTGAACGACTTAAAGAAGCATCTACATGGCGCGGTATCGTAGCGCTATTAACCGCCATTGGCGTATCGCTATCACCAGAGCAAGGCGACGCGATTGTAGCCTTGGGTCTAGCCGCCATCGGTACATTAGGTGTATTCACAGCGGACAAAAAGTAATGACCGCTATTCTTGCTATCATAGACCGCCTGCTACTTTTAGTAGTAAGGTGGGCTGTGGCAAGAGAACAGGCGAAAGCCCAAAGGTTACGCGATGCAATTGAAGAAAACCCTGCTGATTGGTATATTGCTCATTTTGACAGCGTGTCAAACCCAGCAAACACTCCTGCCGACAAAACCACACCTGACGATACAAAAGCAAGCTGACGGCGGCATCTGCTTAGATAGGGACAACGCTGCTAAGTTGGGCGTTTACATCCTTGAACTGGAACGCAGATGATTAGCGAAGATTTAAAGCAGTTTGGCACGGACAGGCAAATTGAATTTATTGACGCAATAAACAAATACGGTTCATTAAGAAAAGCCGCCGAAAGATTGCAAATCACGGCAGGTACTATTCAAAACGGTATTGACCGTGTAAAACGCAAAGCCGCCATCCGCGGTTACGCTCCCCAAAACGATATGGTTCACATAGTACCCGACCCCTTTGTGGTACGCGGTACGTCAACACTCTATAAAGATGGCGTAGCTAAAATACAATGGGTTAAGACACGCATTGAGGACACCAAGCTACAGGAAATAATGCGTCAGTCGATTGACGCCATGAAAGAAGACATCCCACGGCTGACTGCACTACCAGCGCCACCGCTGTCTAATGACAACCTACTAAACTGCTACGTTATCACTGACTACCACCTTGGCATGCTATCGTGGGACGAGGAGACCGGAGAGAACTGGGACGTGTCCATCGCTGAACAGCTAGTCGTTAAGTGGTTTGAGCAGGCCATCGCTCAGTCGCCTAACGCTGACACGGCTGTGTTTGCACAGCTATCGGACTTCTTACACTTCGACGGTATGGACGCTGTAACGCCTGCGTCTAAACATCTGCTTGACGTGGACACGCGGTTTGCTAAATTAGTCCGGTCTGCGATACGTGTATTACGCACAATAATAGACATGCTGTTAGCCAAGCACCAAAAGCTACACATTATTATGGCTGACGCTAACCACGATCCGGTCAGTCAGATATGGCTGCGCGAGTGGTTTAGTGTGCTATACGAGAACGAGCCACGCGTTACTGTGGATAAGTCGCCTAACCCGTACAATGCGTATGAGTTCGGTAACGTAGCGCTGTTCTTCCACCACGGCCACAAGCGTAAGGTCGCAAACGTATCAGAAGTGTTTGCAGGGCAGTTCAGGGAAATGTTCGGCAGGACTAAGTATGCCTACGCTCACATGGGACACATGCACCACTTAGATATTAAAGAAAACAACTTGATGATAGTCGAGCAGCATCGTACACTAGCACCAGGTGATGCGTATTCTGCTAGGGGCGGTTGGCTATCAGGCCGAGATGCTAAGGTAATAAGTTATGATCGCCGCTACGGTGAAGTCAGCCGGTTAACAATTAACTCTGATATGTTGAGGTAGATATGGCTAAACGTACACCGGAAGAAATCTGTTACGACTTGTTAGGTCAGTCTATCGATGAAATTGAAGTGGATTACGACAACGAAATTATTGTCATCACCACTAGCATGGGTAGAATTGAATTTACTGGTGATGATTTAGCGATGTACGTCGAAACCGACAAATTTGACGGGTAAAGCTAAAAAACGACCTCACCAATCGCTGTATAACAGACGATTGATAAGGCGGTAATGCACTGATAGCCACGCATGTACAAAAACCTGTCAAAAACGCAGGAAAGTAGCAAATCACGTATTCAAGTATGTTCAATTCGTAATTCATGTATTTCTATCTCTATTTTTTTGTCGGACGGCAATTTTACCATAGCCGTGGTCGGGAAATGACCGCGAGATAGTATTTCGACAACACATTCACCTTTGTTCCACCATAACCATTTTGGTAATGTCATTTTTTCAGTCATGTTATTCTCCGTATTCCATTTGTAAAAGTAGTTCGCAATAGTGCATCGCTTTTTTGATGTCGTCAGCGCCGTTCTTATTTCGGTGACGGCAGACGTACTTGATGATGTTGCCCTCTAAAAAGCTAAGTTGGTTAGCCGTGATAAACTCGATGGGTTGAATTGCCATCTCAGCGTAGTGCGACCCGCCAACTTGTTTTTGTAGCGCAGTCACTTCTTCTTCCATGTACATCTCTGTCATTCCGTCACTCATTGTTAGCTACCTCCAATACTAAGTCTTCGACGCGGATCAGCGTGTCGTCTGATAACAAATTTGATATGTCTTGCGTAGAGTCCGGCAGCTCTATTGACAGTATTTCTACGTCAACGTCGTCAGGGCTGTCGCCAGTGCCAAACCCATCTGAGTAACGGGTGATGTTTGCGTACACATCTAGCTCGATGCCGTATAGATTGATTGTGTATATCATTTTGTCACCCACATCCAAACCCTAGTCCAAAAGCCGACTGGTCTATATTCTTCTATGGGTAGCCAAGGTGTTGCGTCTACGTTAGTAAACTTGTAATTTTGCCTATCCCAAACTTCACGATAGTTGTTCATGGTTTTATTGCCTCCTTAATTATTTCCACACGCTCACGCGCAGCGCGTAAGATGGTGTAGCGTTGATGTAATCGTTGTAACATTGAAATACGGCGCTCGGTCTGTCGCTCATGGTTTAGCAACGCCAGCACTTCTTCCTCTGTCTTGTCGTTAATGATAGCGTTCAGTGAACGCCAGTTTAGTCTTTCCATCCTACTCTCCTTTGTAATGCAGGCCATCGTTACCGTTGGCTGCGATAATGTCAATTCTTTGTTCGTCCCAGTTAAGCGGACAACCTGTAAATGCACACTCTTTTGTTGAGGCCAACCCCTTACCGCAGATGTTGCAGATAGGGTCTTTGTTCCTAAAGATTAAGTCAAAGTTATCCTCAAACTGTTTACTGTTTACACGGCTCTGTATCAAGTCGCCTGTGATGTCGTTATGTGCCGCCATCTTGTTTCTCCTTATGTACATTGTTAACTATGGTTTACACAAATAGGTCAAAACTAAACTAAAAGTGTAGACTTACGCTTAAAATTAAACTCAAACATCCGCAGACAATGTGCATCGCTTCCTCTGAAACCCGTATACAGACCGGATTAGACCGAAAAAAGTGATATATCAAACAGTCTTACCAATGTATGTTGCCTTACTGTCTTTAAATTGCAAAGTCACAGCACACTCCTGGCCTTTGTTTCTATTGATTAGCTTGTATAGCCCAAATCCAATGGAAAACAAACACAGGATCAGCAATACCGATATAACAACCATTGCACGGTCTACGCTTCTATCACCGCAGTCACACTTGCGGCCTTGATTACAATCTTGATTACATGGCATATTTTTTCTCCCCTATTTCAACTATAGTAAACTTCTTTTTAGAATACCTTTCGGCAGCCTTACGAGACATAAACACAGGCAACACACCAATCATGCCACTGGCAAACTTTAACTCTACCGGAGTAGGGGCGCCAAGCATTTTAAGGTTAGCTTCATGTTGTACAGCCATTACTATGAACATGTGTTTTTATCCTCCTCAACAGCGCGTTCTAAATCAACCAACAACCTGTCCCAAATGGTTTGTTTAAAGTCGTCGGGGTATTCATTCCAAGCCTTAAAGTATTCGGCGTCCGGACGAAAACCATAAGCATCTTTATAAAGGTCAGACAATATGTCCGTGTCAAATGTGTATTTCATTTTAATTCCTCCATTGCAACATCAGAAATAGCCCGCTTGTCATGCAAGGCCGCCCAAATACGTTCGTCTACTGTCTTATTAGCCAACAATATGTAGCACCACACATCATGCGCTTGGCCACTACGATGCAGACGGCCTATGGTTTGTTCGTACAGCTCTAAACTCCACGGCAGTGAGAAGAACACAATCTTACAGCCACCGTGTTGTAAGTTCAGGCCGTGGCCTGCTGACTTAGGGTGTATTAGTAACAGCTCAATCTCACCGTTATTCCAACGCTTAATAGCGTCAGGCTCGTCTATCGTCACGGCCTTAGGAAAGCGCTGCTTTAGCTTTTTAAGTTCTGCCTGGAAGTTATACACCACGATAGTGTTGTCGTGTTGGTTCTCGTCCAGTAAGTCTTCTAGCATGTCAAACTTGTGAAAGCTCAACCATTTAGTCTCAGAGCTGTCTTCGGTGTCGTAGATAAAGCCTGACGCTAACTGCTGTAGTTTAGACGTCAACACAGCAGCGTTAACGGCAGTCAATGTTTTGCCGTCCAGCTCCATCACAAACGTCTTCTTAAAGTGTTCGTACTCTTGTCGGTTGGGCAACTCGCACCGCACTTCTACCGTGTGACATGGCGGTAGCTTGTCGCTGTATTCGCCAGCCTCAAGCACATACGTAGCAGGCTTAATAATCTGCATCACGGTCTTAAGTGCATCAGGGCGTGGCTTCCAGTCATTAAAGTCTTTGTTCATTAGCACAAAGTGTTGCTGTAAGAACGCGCCTTTGCTACGGCCTAACAAGGTCTGATCGACTATCTTGCACTGGCCAAACACGTCTTCTAAGCCGTTGCTGGTGAACGATCCGGTCAAGCCCCAGCGTATTGTAATCTTGTCCATCAGCTTGGCGATGGCCTTAAAGCGTTTGCCAGTAGGATTTTTAAGCCTAGTCAGCTCGTCAAACACCACGGCATCAAAGCCCTTTAATGTTTCTAACGATTGCAGGCTGTCGTAGTTCGTCACCACTACATTAGCGTCGGTTTTGAACGCATCCTGGCGTTGCTTTTGTGTGCCTACTGCCACAACAAGGGTCAGGCGTGGCGCCCACTTAGGCTGCTCAACGGGCCACACGTCAGTGCAGACACGCTTAGGCGCAACCACTAGGAAGCGCTTAACAAGCCCCGCCTCGATAGCGTCCTGCATTGCAGTAAGCGTGATGGCCGTCTTACCCGCGCCCACAGGCGCAAGTATCATGGCACGGTCATGCTCGTATATAAAGTCAGCCGCGACTTCTTGGTAGGGTCTAAGTTTTAGCATACGCGTTAATTCTTTGTCCTATCCATTTCATTACAGGTACGGCCATTGAATTACCTAATGCTTTATACCTACTGCCATCAGGTGTTTTTTCTTTAATGTTAGTGTAGTTATCCGGAAAGCCTTGCAAGCGTTCGCACTCGATTGGCGTCAATCTACGCACCCGCATAGAATCGCTGGCAATAGGCACGTTGCCTCCGCCTGTACCCCATCGACTTGTCACTGTCTGACATGTCTCGCCCATTTCTTTTACACGCGAATCAGCAGGGTGTGTCTCGTATACCGTAATTAAATCAGTAGCGTCTTTGTAATCCCTAGCCTTCATTGTGCTGGCGGTTCCGTCTGTGCTGTATTCACCGAATGCAACAAGGCGGTTAGTAGTAGTTCCGGCAGTGGTTTCCCGCGCTTCTCTGCTCGGCGGATTATCCCGGCGCATGCAGTCGGACTCAAATAAAACTTCGGCGGCAGGTCGCCAGTCTCCAAGGTATCCGACAACAAACACACGTCTGCGTCTTTGGGCCACTCCGAAGTATTGAGCGTCAAACACTCGGTAGGCGAACCCATACCCGAGTTCAGCCAACGCCCCGAGGAAGGAGCCAAAATCCCGTCCACCATTTGAACTGAGGACACCTGGTACGTTTTCCCACACAAACCATTTGGGTTTATAGTGGTCAAGTAGTCCGCAATAGACGAGGGCAAGGTTGCCTCGAGGGTCGTCAAGTCCTTTTCTAAGTCCTGCGACTGAGAAGGCTTGGCAGGGTGTTCCGCCAACGAGAAGGTCGATTGATTCATTTATATTCCATTCCTTATATTTAGTCATGTCACCATAGTTAGTGACGTTAGGGTAATGATGTGCTAATACCTCGCTAGGGTATTTTTCTACTTCTGAAAATCCAACGGGCTTCCACCCCATGTCGTGCCATGCTACGGTTGCTGCTTCAATGCCACTACATACGCTTAAATAATTTAGCCCAGTCATCTATATCTTCCTTATTCCATAAACATGCGTACTTCTGATTAAGGCGTGTAACCTCTATTGCAAATACTTTTTGCAATTCGGACAACTTACCGCCATCTGTTTTTATTTCCACAAACCATGTGTCACCGTTAGGCAGACACGCTATTCGATCCGCTACACCCCGGTGCGCTGGGCTTGTGAACTTGTAGCTCTTACCGCCTAACTGCTCTACTACTTTCTTAAAATAGGCTTCAACTTGTTTTTCTAACATGCTTATCTCCCGTTGATGATTTAAATAATAACACAATAAAAAATATATTGACAACATTTATTTTTAATTGCTATACTGCAATCTCAATAGGTAATCTAAAGGACAGTAAATGAAACATTCATCCGTAGTCGGCGGCTCAACCGCCAAACGTGTTATCTCATGCCCTGGCTCTGTGGCGCTATGCGACAAGATGCCACCACGCCCTTCCAGTAAATACGCCGATGTAGGCACGTTGCTACATAATGTGATTGCAGACGTATTAGACAAAGGCTTTGCCCCTGAGCATTACCTTGGCACCACGTACGAAGACCAAGTGCTAACACAAGAACTAATAGACGATAAGATTAAGCCTGCCTTGGCTGCGCTTGATGCAATCGACCCTGACAAACAAATGGAATACGCAGTAGAGACACGCGTAGGCTTTGGTGACTTCCTGCCTGACGTGTTCGGATCGACTGACTTTCTAGGTCGCATCGGTGACACTGCCTATGTATTAGACTGGAAGTTTGGCGATGGCGTAACCGTTGAGGTAGAAGAAAACCCACAGCTTATGTTCTACGCGGCAGCGGCCATGCGAACTAAAGAGGTGGCATGGGTGTTTGAAGGCGTCACTAATATAGAGATGGTTATTGTACAACCGCCTGCCGTTAAACGCTGGACGACAAACGCGGCGCGTATAAGAAAATTCGAGCAGGACTTAGTGGCTGCTGTGCGCCTAGCTGAGTCACCTGATGCTAAGTTAAACGTGGGTGAGCATTGCCGTTGGTGTGCGGCCAAGCCTATCTGCCCTCAGATGACGGGCGCTGTTGACCGTGCGCTGCACACAAAACTTGACGCGTTGCCTGTCGAACAAATCGGTGTATACTTACACAATGCTGACATATTAGAGCAGTGGATTACCGATCTACGTGCGCTGGCATTTCAACTACTGGAGACAGGCAAACCTGTGCCAGGCTTTAAACTAGTCGCTAAACGCGCTACAAGACAATGGGTTAATGAGGATGACGCTAAGGCTGCACTCCTCAAAGACCTGAAAGAATCTGAGATAGTGGAGACAGCTTTAATCTCTCCGGCCAAGGCTGAGAAGGTGCTTAAAAAACACGGCCTCACGCTACCGGAGGGTACAGTCGTCGCCATTAGTTCAGGTAGTACGCTGGCAAACGAGGATGACCCTCGCCCAGCTTTGTTGCAAATTGGACAGCAATTGACCGCTGCCCTTAGTAAAATAATCTAAAGGAAATTAATATGACTAATCTAGTAAACTTCAATCAAGCAAATCTACCAACCGTAGCATCATTAAGCACTGCACTTCGCGCTTTAGAGCAAGACGTGTCACCTGCTGGCGTTGCAATCCTTAAAATGGATAAGACTGGCCACTGGGTATACGGTGCTGATCAAACTGAAATCGAAGACGACTCTACTTGGGCTGTTAACCCTTTCTCATTCGTTCACGGCTTTATTGCCTGGGGCGACGGTGAAGTGTTAGGCGAGAAAATGGTATCTGTGTCACAACCATTACCTGAGTTAGAAGGCGCACCTCAAGCCGCTAAACGCGGATGGGAAACGCAAGTCGGCCTTTCATTAAAGTGCCTAACAGGTGAAGACAAAGGCTTAGAGGCCCGCTTCTCTACAACGTCTGTTGGTGGTAAACGTGCAGTGCAAGCACTGGCCGTAGCCATCGCAAACCAAGTAGAAGCTAACCAAGCTAAACCAGTGCCTGTCATTCTACTTAAAAAAGAACACTACCAACATAAGAGCTATGGCCGTATCTTTACGCCAGTGTTTGACATCGTTGAGTGGACTGGCATGGATGCTAAAGAGGCTACGAACGAAGCCGATGAAGCTACACCTGCTGTAGAAGAAACATCACGTCGTCGTCGCAGTGTATAGGAGATTAAAATGAACTTTAACTTTACCGTAGAAGAAATGAATGGCATCTTAGCTATCTTAGCTAAACAACCGTTTGAGCAAGTAACCAGCATCATTGAGAAAATTCGCCAACAAGCGATGGCTCAAATGCAACCTGCCCCAATGGAAGCCGATAAGGATGCCGAATAGTGATCCTGTGGCTCGATTTTGAGTCACGTAGCCGCTGCGACTTATTAAGTCGTGGCGTCTACAACTACGCTCAGGACGCCAGCACCGATGTGTTGTGCATGTCTTATGCGTTTGATGATGGTGACGTCATTACATGGACGCCTGATCAACCCTTCCCTGA